TTGCTGTTTGACAAGGATAGGGAGCTGATAGATGTACTCGCAAGTACAGACATGATAATAGAAGATGCAATGGAGTTTATTGGTAAAAAGCATGTATACTACGCACTTATATATGACGATGAAAACAAATTAGAAGAATGGGAGATAGAAGAGATATTCGACATGATACAGAACGGAGGAGTGAACATAGTAGTGTCACAACCGATAACCCTGATACAAGTAACGATGGGGAACAATTAAGCCGTAGGATTACTGAGCTTGAGAACGAACTCCTGATGTATAAACAGGACGGCATGTATGCGCTGTATTTTTCTCTAAATCGTAAAATGAACGAACTGTCTCGCTCCATGAATGCGTTTACGCTGGACTTTACTTCTGATGACAGGTCATTTGACAGATTCCAAAAGGTTACCACATCGCTGAAAGAAATGGTAGACTCAGCAAGTTGGCTTAGAAATAACTACATGAAGATGAGCGAGGAGGAGGCTAAGGAGGCTGAGAAGAAAGGTATACCACTTATTGAGCAACTAGCCAAGCAGAACAAGAAATGAAAAAACAACGTACCATAAAGTACAATGGGCTTGATTTCACCATAAACATTGATACAAAGCAGATTGAGAATAAAGTCAAGGGAAAGTACAAGCCAACAATAGACAGCCTTAAAAAGCTTCTAAATAAGCGTGAGCAGTATATCAGAAAGCTTCATAATTCAATCAGGGATGGAGATGCTGCCATATTCCTCTTTATCAGCTCAAGAGAGATATGGAGAAAGGCAGTAAAGGCTCACCACTTATCAGCAAAAGAGTACATGATACTCAGCTACCTGAAGACTATCAATATGGCTAATATTGACCATATCAATAGGTACATACAGTCTGTTGGTTTTGCCAAGGCTCACATGTCAGACCTGAGAAGGCTAGAGGAGAAAGGGGTTATCCTTAAAAGTCCCAGAGTTGGATACTTTGCAATAGTTGATAATGGTAGAAGAATGCTAGACCAGATAATCAATGCGCTGAAGCAGGACTACAACTACTATAAGAACAATAAACTTCAGAAACTAGACCACTACGAAAAACCAAAAGTAGACAAAGGACCTAAGTATTCAGCAGAAGAACTAGAGAAAAGAAGCTTTCTGTATAGACAAATGATGCGACCATTTTGGGATGGTGGTTATAAAGTTTTACCACGCAGTAGACAACTGAGGGTAGACTACCTGATTAAATGGATAGAAGACCATAGAAAAGCAGGTATTACAGTAGACCCTGCTTACTACCGATATGTAGAAAGATGGAGTGCACCAGACAGGAGGGTTCGCAAAAGCATTTAGCAATAATATTCTATATTTGCTTAAAAGGAATAGTATGCAATTCTCAAGTTTGGATGAATTGTTAAATCTCTCTTTAGATGCCCCATCCAAGAAAAGGAAAAGGGAATACGGTCTGAAGGTAGCACAAGGGATTTTCAATAGCGCTGATAGAAACTCAGACGGATACTACGGTAAACGCTACAGACAATGGAGAGCCAACAGGGACTTTTCTTATGGCGTTAATACCATGAAAGAATTTATGGACCTTCTCAGAATAGAGGGAAACCAATCTTACATCAACCTAGACTGGACTCCAATCAAGATAGCTCCAAAGTTTGTAGAAATACTGTTGGGTAGTTTCATGAATAGAAAAGAAACTCCAATCGTAAAAGCTACGGATGATGCGAGTGTGAGCGCAAAAGAGTTTGAGAAGCAGGAAGCCAGATTCAGAATGGAGAATAAGGATAAGATTCAGCTATTAGAAGCTGAGCTTGGCGAGCAGATTGAAACACAAAAATTTATCCCAGAAGATGAAGATGACTTGGCGCTCTACTTCGACATGGAATATAGGCTTCCAGAAGAAATACTTTTTGAGCAACGCATCAAAAAGGTGTTGGATGATAATGACTATCCAATCCTCAAGCGCCAAGTTCTTAGAGACATCATTGACTGCAACCTCGCCTGTACCAAGCTTTACTACGATGCAAACGACAACATTCGTATCAAAAGGTGCAAGCCAGAAAACTTAATATACAACGTATTTGAAACCGACAACGGTAAAGACATATCCTACATTGGAGAGGTTTACCCAATGAAGATTTCAAGTATCAGAAGAAAATATAATATTGACGAAGAGACACTGTTCACGCTTGCCCAGAAAGCTTCCAGAGAGCTGAAGAGAAGCGAAAACCTTTACTGGAAAGACTCTTACAAGTATACAGATATCAGACCTTATGACGATTATTCTGTACTTGTATTTGATTTTGAAGTAAAGTCAGTAGATGTAGAATATTCTGTTAAGACAGAAAACAGATTCGGTAATATGCTGGTAGTTCCAAAACAAGGAAGGCCAGTAGCACCACAAGGTCAAGAGATTATGGGCGAGGTTATTGAAACCAAACGCATGAATATCTACCAAGGTATATGGGTTTGTGATACACCCATCATGCTGAAGTGGGATATCAGCCCTAATCAAATCAGACCATATCAGAACGGAGTAGATGTATTTTTCTCATACTCAGTAATTTGTCCAAATGCAACTGGTAGTCTCATCCCTTCCATGATTGAGAAGGCGATGGGACCTATCAGGCAAATGATTGTGATTCGTCTGAAGATGCAGCAGCTGATTGCTACTATGCGTCCTGACGGATACATGATTGATATATCAGGGCTACGTGATGTAGACCTCGGTCTTGGAAACTCAGTTGAGCCGCTAAAACTCATGAAGATATGGGACCAAACAGGTCGTGTTTACTGGGATTCTACAGGTGATGACGGAGAAAGGAAGGCTGCTCCTATTCAGCCTTTGCCTTCTAATCAGAACGTATCTATGCTAAATACGCTGATTCAGCAATACAACTTTGAGCTTGATAGGCTTCGTGAGGAGATGGGTATTTCTGAATACAGGGACGGTTCTTCTATCCCAACCAGAACAGGACTTGGTGTAATGGAAAACCAGATTCAGGCTTCTAACAACGCTACAGAATATATCTATCAGGGAGCTATGCAGCTTCTGGAGGACACTTGCAGAAAGATGTCTATGATGATATGGGATAGCGTAGTACTGAAAGCCAAGAAGTTCAAGGAGTTTGAAGGATACGAGATGAGCCTGCTTGATATGACGTTTGATGTAAGGGTCAGCCTTATCAACGATATCAATAGCAGAATGGAGCTTACTCAGCTGATGAATACTGCACTACAAGCCGGAATGCTAACCTATGAACAAGCATTCAAGGTTAAACATATTGAAGACACTAAACTTGCAGAGCTCTACCTAGCCAGAGCCGTTAAACGCTCCAAGAAAGAAGCAATGGAGCAGGCTCAGCAAAATGCTCAAATGAATGCACAGATTCAGCAACAGTCGGCAAATGCAAAAGCTCAGCTTGATGCTCAGCTGGAGGAGATGTCTACTGCTGGTAAGCTGTCAGTCAATAAGAGCAAAACAGATGGGGACAAGGAAATTGAACTTATCAAATTCGCATCAGCACTCTACACGTCAACGATTGCAAGTGGTAAGCCACTTCCAGAGGACATCAAGAAATTCGCTGATACAATCCTCGGTAACGCCATCCAGCCACAAATGATTGAGCAGGCAGCAATGATGCAGCAAATGCAAGAGCAGGCTATGATGGAGCAAATGCCACAAGAAGAAGTACAACAAACAACTGAGCAGGTTACTGAAGAGCAACCTCCAGTTGAATAAATAGTTTGTGTGTTTTCATGGTTACGGGCTGAGTTTCTACTCGGCCTTTTTATTTGATTATTAAAATTTTATCTATATTTGTTCAGTAGTTTAAGGACAAGTTCATCCTAAAAACAAAATATTTATGGAAATAAAAGACATTGTGCAGGAATATGCACAAGCACAAACACCAACTGTTGCAGAATCTGCACCAGTTGAAAACACAACAACAGAAAGTTCTTTAAAAAGCGAAACCCCTACAGAAGAAGTTGCATCAGTTGCTCCTGAATCTGCATCGAATGACTCAGCTTATGAAGCTCTACTCAGTGGTAAACCAAATATCAAACCAGTAGAAGAGCCTCAGCCAGAAGTTGTACAAGAGTCTGTACAACAGGATGTACAACAAGCTGAACCAGTTCAAGCAGAACAAGTTCAAGAGCCCACCACTTACGGTGCTGATGATGTGGTAGATGAAGATGAATTCATCAAATCGAAAACAGGTGGTACGTTTGAAAACTGGGAGCAGGTACTTGAAGCACTTCAAAAGCCAGCACAACCAAAGTTTGAAAACGAATTAAGCGAACAAGTTTATAACATGCTGCTCGAAGGTAAAACTGAAGAGCTGTTTGAAATACTTGGCACAAAGCAGTTTGCAGAGAATGTAAAAGAGATGGATGATGCTGAAGTGCTAAAAGCCTATATCAGAGTCAACAACCCAGAGTTTGATGACGATGATGTAGAATCAGAGTTCAACGATTCTTATACTATTGACGAATACTCAATAGATGAGACAAAGTTGAAACGTGAACAAAAGAAATTATCCCAACGCATAAAGTCAGATGTTTCTGAAGCGAAGGAGTTCTTTGAAAGTTTAGCTCAGGACATTAAATTCCCTGAGTTGTCTAAGCCAGAACCTGAAGTATCAGCCGATACCAATGGTGAGATGGAACAGTTGATTCAAGAACAAAGGTCAACATTCCTCAAGACATTGGATGGTGTAGAGAAAAGGGTGACATCGCTTCCATTCACGTGGAAAGATGACAAGGCTAATGTAGCTGTTAACGGTAAATTCGACATCCCTGCGCAGGAATTAACAAAGTACCGTCAAGCAGCTGAAGACCTCGAATCATATCAAGTTGGTCGCTACTTCCAAGATGGAAAGTACATGACGGACACAATGGTAAGAGACCTTTATATTGCAGACAACTTTGATAAAATCCTCACATCAGCCATATCTCAGGCGGTTAACCAAACCAGACTAGAGATGCTGAAGCAGAGCAAAAACATTCAATCGGAATCCGAACCAGCAGGAACGTATAAACCTAATGCGGCAGATGAAGAGCGTGCCATGTTTGACAAGCTTTTTATGGGACATTTATACGAAAGAAAATAAAATTTAAAAACAAAGTAATATGCCAAATTCATATCCAGCGTATTCACAAGGTGCGATATCGTCACAAGCAGCGAATAAAGCCCTTCTGAATGACCTTAACATTTTTGACCGTTCATTTGAAAAGAATCTTGTAAGAAAGTATGGTGCTGAAAACTATGCTATTGTACAGATGGCTCTCGGTAACTCAGTAGTTGAAGCTAAGTCTGACAACCAATTGTTCTATCACTATGAGAAGCGTGGTTTGCACCAAGCAGTATCTGTGAAAGCAGCAGTTGTTGCTCCAGCTGCTGGTGCTAACGTAACAGTTACTATCGGTAGCTCAGCAGGTTCTACTTTTGCTAACGACCCCAACTACTACAATTCTCAATTGCCACTTCGTGCTGGTGAGGTTGTACGTATCATGACTTCAGGTATCGAAGGTCAGGTTGTATCAGTATCTTCTGGTTCTTATCCTTTGTCCGCTGTTATCCGTCCATTGGTTTCTACACAAGCATTTGTATCAGCAGGCTCAGCGAACCTGCTTGTTTCTGATTACCTCTTGCTTCGTGGTGCTGTGAACGTAGGTGAGCAATCTACAGTTCTCAACGGTATGTCTCCAATTTTGGATAAAATCACCAACACTACCACTGAACATAGAGACGACTTCA